ATTTGCAGCTTTTGCAGCGTCTACCTTTGCTTTAGTTGTTTCTTCCGAAGCTTGGGATGCTGCTTGAGTTGCTTTAGTTGTACTTAACGCTCCACCTGAACCTGAAGCTTTTGGAAATTTTGTTCCAGGTACACCGTTAACAGTATTATTTAAAGCATTAATGGCTGCGCCTTCTAGTAAACTGAGTCCTTCGTTTTTAATTGAGTCTTTGCTAAGATTCTTAGCATTTTTGAAAACGTTAACTCCTTTAATAATTGTACCTAATCCAAAGTTGCCGCTGTTAATATCGCCTAGTATACTTCCAATGCCACCTAATACTCCACCGTCACCAAACAAACTGTTTACTCCACCGCCGCCTACACCTAACGGACTTGGCGATTTATCATAGTGAGTAGTAGCAAATGTTGCAGGACTATCTTCGCCAACTGCACCTCTATCATACAATACATTTTCGTATACAAGAGTCATAGCATTTTCAGCAATGCCAGTTGTCTCGCTTTGATTCATAGTATCATGACCCCATTGTGAAATCATAGGATTTACTAATGTATATTCTGTATATTCGTGTCTAGCAAATTGATACAATTTTATATCTTTAAAGAACGGAAAACGTCTACTATTATCTAACCCGTATCTTAATCCGTTTGTTACTTCTTGGTACGTGCCTCTTGGATGATAACTGTCTTCAATTGTTGTTATATTTGAATCGTTAAAGTAATATCGATAGTACGCTTCCATCAGCATAGTAGTCAACCCAAGATTGTCGTCGTGCATTCTTAGTTGTATAGGTTGATAGTCTACTCTTGTTTGTACATTCTTTTTTCGATTATATTGATTTTTTGTAGAAACTTCTGCGGTATACTGCGGTAAGTCAACTTGTTTAACTAACATGTTTAACTCAGCTGTATGATTGTTTGACAGTTTAGGAAATTGTTGTAATACAAGAGGGTTAAAAGTAAAATTTACAAAATAAAGAAATTTTACTTTAGGTGCTAGTCTAAATGCATCGTCTACATAAAGTCTTTGAGCATGCTGGAAGTCACCAACATTGCCTCTAGGGTTAAGTGCTGCATTAAAAAAGTTATCTAAAAATCCATTAAGTTTCATAAAAGTATTTATCTTATATAGTTAAGTACATACATAATAAAAAAGGGAGCATAAAGCTCCCTTAAATATCGGCAATCTATTTTAGATTAAATTAAGTTGCGCCACCGCCGCCTGTTACTAGAGTATTAACTGTACGCCCAATTGCTGTACCAACTCCTGTACCTTGTGGTGACTGAATAGCATTATCATAACGTATGTTTAACGAAATTGTAACAGCATCGTTAGTTGCATAGTTTAGTGTATTATAGTTTGCACTTTGTAGCATACAACCGTATAATTCCCAAGTTTCTAATACACCTACTTCATTTGCTCCGTTACCACCGTCTAAGATTTCAATACGTGATGTAAATTTGTAATCAATACCAGATGCTGCACTTGACTGTTCGAAAAAGTCGAATTGCTTCTGTAGCTGTTCGCCAACTAGTTTTGTTACGTTACCGTTTACGTCATCTCTAACGTTTAATGTGATTGGTTCCCAAGTATGCTTACCTGCTAGATAGCTTCTTGAGTTGTAAACATCTAAAGTAATTTCTTCAAACGTTACATTCGGTCTTGATACATCAACTACTTGTTTTGTAATTTCTGTTGTGTCAGCACTTACACCAAAGTTTTCTAGCGAAACTCTAAAGCGATATTGCAATTTAGGCATTAGTAAGCCTTGGTTATTTGCACTTTGATCGCTTGCTAGTGGTACTGTGATTTTTGATAATGTTGAGATTGCCATTTATATTTTCTCCTGTTACAAGTATTTAGCAAATTTAAGCCCCATATTTCAGGGGCTTATTTTTTTAGCCTAGCCCTGCAATTTCTCCTGTATTTTTCAAACGTAGTGGAATGTAAATAAATTCTACTGCTTTGACTGGTTCAATTGCAATGTCTAGATAAAGTTCATTACGATCAATTCTAGACGGTGTATTGTTTGACTCGTCACACACAACTAGGTAGTCGTATAATGCTCTTTGTCCAACTAGCTCTAAACACAAACTTTCTGCTGCATTCTTAATTTGATCACGTGTGATCTTATCATTTGGTTCAAACAAGTAAGGCTTAGCTAGTTTGTTTAGCTGTGAGCGCATGTAGATAACCAAACGTGCTACGTTGATTCTGTCTAGCGCACTTGCATTTCTTGCACGAGTCTTTTGACCAAATACAACTAATCCACTGCCGTTTAAGAATGTAATTGGGTTAACTGCATTTGAATAAAGCGTATCACGCTGTCCTTCGTTTAATGCAACACTTACAAATTCGCCTTCATTACTAATGTAACCTGTTGCAGTTGCATTAGTTACTCCGCCACGTCTTGTACCTGCTGGTGCAAACCATGGATAGCTAACTTGATCGCTTAGTGCAATAGTACGTAGTGCCATATGACTTGCAGGAACAACAACATTGTTACCTACGTTATCACTTGTAAAGCCTGCTGGGTAGTAAACACCCATGTACTCATCAAAGCTAACTAAACCATCGTCGTTATCTTCAACTGCTTTGCGAATGTTTTGTCCCCACTCATTAAGTGAAGTAGCATCTGGTGTTAGTCTCATTGGACTGTCACCTACGATAAATGCACTTAGTCCACGATCGTAGTTTAGGCTTACCATTTCACCAATTAGTTCTGGATAACCTGGTGTTGCCATTACATTAAAGATACGTGATTCGTCATCTCTAATATCATCATTACTGTTTAACATTCCTTGTAATGCTTTAACTACTACACTACGCTGTGCTTTACGTCCAAAGCTTCCTGCGCCATCTGCTTGGTTAGGAGACTCTGTAACCCAACGGTGTGGGTAGTATGCTGACATACTTACGTCACCTGCACGACCATTTTCACCTGTTAAGTCAATGTAATCACGCTCAAAACGCTTAACGTTAAATCCGCTTCTGCGTAAGTTCCATAGCAACATACCTTTTGGATATAGTGCTGGGTCTGGAGCATCTGGATCTAAGTAATCGCTTGAAAGTAGATCTACAATTGTACCTACTGGAGCAACTGTAGCTGTACCGCCTGATGTACCATAACGTGCATCTGCAAACAGTACACCATCTTCAGTAGTTTGGTCACCTGAGTCAACTAATACCCAACTTGCGTTTGAATAACGATATACAGTTGGATAATTTTCAAGGTTACTTGTGTCAATCCATAAATCGTTATCTTGTAAGTTAGTTGCGCCATCTGATTGTCTAGTTGGTTCTGTTGCACTTACTAATGGACCATTAGCATCTGTACTTGGATACAATGTCTTATAGCCTACCCATGTAGTACCGTTGTGTACCAACATGTCAACTTCGTCAACAACTGAACTGTACCACAATGCGCCGTCAGCTGCTAATGCTGCTGGTGCTGTGCCACTTGCTGTAAATGTAGATTTTTTCCAGTTACTTGCAGTTAATACACTAGTTTCGTCTGTGTATAAGTGTGCTGTTGTACTTGGGCTGTTTGCAACAAATTCGCTAAATCCAGCATCGGACATAGTAGAATTTGTATCAGCTGTAAATCTAATTTCACCGCCTTGTGCATGTGAAATTACAATTCTATTTTGTGAATCAACTACAGCACTTACATTTTCAAATCCTGCGCCGTTAATTGCACCTGCAAATAGTTCAGTATCGGATACAGAACCTGTACCACTAAATGATACTGCAATGCCTGTATTAAATGCAGTTGCTCCTGCATCTGATTCTGAAATTGTTACACTGTATACTGTGCCGTTTCCAAATGATCCTGCAATTCTTGGTTGCCCAGTAATTGATGTTGCACCATTTTTAGAACGTGTATAAATTCGGAAGCTTGCTAGTGGCTCACCTACTTCTGTAACATTTGTTTTTACATAAGATGTTCCTGCTGGTAGATTAAATCCGCCGCCACTTCTATCTAAGTTATATAATGCTGTAGCATGATCTGAATGTAAAGATGCATTAACATCGTCAAATAATTCTGTTTCATCATTCCATACTTTAAATCTCCAACGTGCGCCTAAATTTGGTTCAGTAGTTTTAACCCATACACTGCCTGTTGGACGATTTTCTTCTGCTGTCTTAAATAGCGGAACAGATGTGTGCTTGCTAATTTGTAGTTCTGGTGATCTATATGCTCCAGCTGTAATACCAAGTATTGCGCCTAAACCAGCACTGTCTGCTACGTTAGCTACTTCGTCACTTGAACCGTCATTAAAAATAGCAATCTTGTTATCAACAACTTGTAAACTAATTCCTGTACCAGCTAGTGCAGTATTACCACCTGTTACAATATCACCAAGTGTATCTGCTTCTGCAATTGTAACAACTGCTCCGCTTCCTGGTTGGATTGTAAGTGATGCACCATTTGAATTTGAAACACTTGGTGAACTTACTGTACCAGATACTACAGACCAACTAGCTTTCCAATTTGTAGAACCTAACTCAACCCATTGATTTGAAATTCCTAATCTTGTTGCTGTTGCTGCGTCAACTCTATAATATGCTTTTAGCAAATCAGTTGTTGCTTTAATTGCATAACTGCCTACTGCGCCTTCGCTTTGCTTAGGAAATCCGTTTCCGTCAATTCTTGAAGCTTCGGTAATTACAATAGGTTGTTGTACACTAAATGACTGTCCGCCTGTTGTTCCTGCTGCTGAGCCGTTCCATGCAAAAATGCCATAGTTACTAGCGTCAGTGTCTAGCCAATAAGTGCCAGATACTGGATTAGCAGTTGGTTCGTCTGCTTGTGGATTAATTGCTCCCAAGTCAACATCGGCTCTAGTTACATATACTCTGCTGCTTATTCCTAATATAGAATATGCTGCTTGTAAACCGTATTCGTTTAGTTCGCCGCCGTGTACTGGGTTGTTATTAGCGTCTGTATAGAACGTTGGGTCTCCGAACGTTTCTGCTAACTCTCTTTGTGATGTAAGCAAGTATGGTTTACCTGCGTTTGCTGCCAGTGTTCCTGGTGCTGTGCCTGTGCCGCTGCCGTTAATTTTATTACTTGCAGAAGCTACAAAAATCATTGGTACAGTGCCTGGTTCGGCCGGCGTGTAAAAACTCTCATCAATTACACTAACCTGTACTCCTGGTGATACTAAAGCCATTTGTGTTCTCCTATATGGGTTGTTGTTAGTAGTATTTAGCGTATACTAAACAAAACCCCTTGATAAACACCCCGAAAAAGGGACCGAAAAGGGCAGCTAAATATGAGTATGCGTCCATTATGTAAAAAATGTAAGAAAAAACCTTCTGCGATCAACTATCACAAAGATAATAGAACATTCTACCGAAGTATGTGCGAAAGTTGTTGCCGTACAGGCGGAGGAGCCAAAGGTATTCCTCGATGGCAAGAGAATGGTTATATTAAAAAGTCTAAATGTGAGAAATGCGGATTCAGTAGTAGAAACGAAAAACAGTTTGATGTTTATCACATAGACGGCAGATTAGATAATTGTCGTCCTAGTAATTTAAAAACTATTTGTGCTAACTGTCAAAGAGTCCTACAGGATGAGGAAGTCCGTTGGCGTCAAGGTGACCTAATCCCCGATCTTTAAATTCTATATGATCTATTAGGCTACACACATTAAATTCTAATTCATCAATATCGCCATTGTTGTCAATAGTATAGTCCGACATCCATTGTTCTAAACTCATACTATCTTTTGATTCAGGAGGTAGATGATCTGATCTGTCAACCCAAATACAGTAGTCAAACACACCTGTGTTTTGCATTGCAAAGAATTCACGCTTATTACGTAGTCCACAATATATGTCAAACTCGTTAAACATTGCTCGTCCTAACCGAGCAGCATCGCCCTTATTATAATCACAAATAGCATTATACCACTCTGCTCGGTGATTATGCCTATCTGCATAGCATTCTTCTTCGGTAGTATAATTGTACTTGTCTTTTAAATCATTATAGATAAAAAGTTTAGAGCAGAATTGACTGCTTGATTCAAATGTGTATCCAAATTTATCACGTAAAATTTCGCATACAGTATCTTTGCCGTGGCGGCCGTGTCCAATAACTAATAGTTTAGGTAACATGCATATATCTCCAATGTCTTTACAGTATATGCTATTTTTAGTTATTTGTCAAGTATTTTTTTATCCAATTAAGAAACCGTAGCCAGTTCCGCCCGGTACTGCTTGACTAACTTCTAGTTCTAACTTATCCATCTCTTGCTGAGCTTCAGCTTTTAGTGAATCACCATTAAGACTTGTACCGCCTTGTGGTCCTGCAATAGTAGCAAACTTTGAACGTGCTTCGCCTAGCATATATTTACAACCTGCTAGTGTATAATCTTTAATCCATTGTTTCGCAAGATAGTCGTTTAGTAATTCTGAATCAGGACGATAGTTGTAAGCGTATAATAATACATTTTCGTTTGCTCTTGGACGCTGTAATATAGTTAATTTTTTAGTAGTGTTATTCCAAGTAAACTCTATAAATGCGCCGAACATACGTCCTACTAATTCTTGATACCCTGCAAACATTTCATACGTAGCAAGCCCGCCCATTTGACTTGATCCACTTAAAAGGTATGTGTTTGTATAAGCAAGGTTAAACGGTTCGTGTAAACTTCCGCCGTCTCCACCGCCTGTACGTGAACCAATACTTCTACGATAGACTTTACGGATTTCCATCACTTCACTTGGTAATATATAATCGTTTTGATCTTCAACTAAATCTAGAAATAAGTAACTTTCTTCTACACTTGCATCACTGCGTTGTCTAAAACGTGTAAGTGCCTTGGTCAATGCTGTGTCATAGTGGATAGGATCAAGTTCAACATCGACCATTCCTCCGCCTAAGAATGCATTAACGTAATCAAATATTTCTTGTTTTTGTGTTTGTAAATTTGCCATGTGATGTTCTCCGTATAGTATTTATCGTAGTTGCTATCGTTACGATAAATATGTATATGCCAAGATTAAGTTTATATAAACCCCAAAGGGGAAATGATTACAAGTTTATGGACAATAGAGTCTATGAAATGTTTACCATCGGCGGTACTGATGTGAATATACACAAGTACATAGGTACTGATGACGGTGAATCTGTAAAAGATCACACCCAAATACAAGACATACTTTTCTTAGAAAATAGAGACCGAAAATACGATCCAGACATATACACAATACGTTGTGTCTATAATGTACAGGATATTGATTTTGATTTAAGTCAATTTGGGTTATTTTTAAGTAATGATACACTGTTTATGACTATTCATATTACAAGAAGTGTTGCTGCTCTTGGAAGAAAAATTATGAGCGGCGATGTTATTGAATTGCCGCACTTACTAGACGAACATGCCGAAAATGATTTTGCTACAAGTTTGAAAAGATACTATGTAGTAGAAGATGTTAATCGTGCAGCAGAAGGTTTTTCTCCTACATGGTATCCTCACTTATATAGACTTAAATTAAAAC